CGCAAAGGAGATGCATATCACACAGGTATTATTCCTTTCTATAAGATGTTTCAAGCAGCAGTAAAATCATGTAGCCAAGGCGGTGTACGTGGCGGAGCAGCAACTATCTACTATCCTATTTGGCACTTAGAAGCTGAAGAAATGCTGGTGCTAAAGAACAACAAAGGCACTGAAGAAAACCGTGTGCGTCACATGGACTATGGTGTACAGTTTAACAAACTAATGTATGAAAGGCTTATCAGCGGCGGCGACATAACTCTTTTTTCTCCTAATGATGTGCCAGGATTATATGAAGCATTCTTTGCCAACCAAGATCGTTTCCGTGAGCTATATGAAACAGCAGAACGCAATACTCGTATCCGTAAAAAAACTATTCCTGCTGCACAGTTGTTTAGCTCGTTCATGGAAGAGCGTAAAAACACAGGTCGTATCTATCTACAAAATGTAGACAATGCAAATGACCACGGCGCATTCCTACCAGATGTTGCACCTATACGTCAGTCAAACCTTTGCGCAGAGATTGATTTGCCAACCAAGCCACTTAACGATCTAAACGATCCGGAGGGCGAAATCAGCCTATGCACCCTTTCCGCCATTAACTGGGGAAATGTTCGCACACCTGCAGACTTTGAAAAAGCATGTACTCTTGCAGTGCGTGGCCTAGATGCATTACTAAGTTATCAAAACTATCCAATCCTTGCTGCGAGACTTTCTACAGAAAAACGCCGTCCTATCGGCGTTGGTATTATTAACTTTGCATATTGGATGGCAAAACACGATTTAACGTATCAAAACATTAGCAGTGCGGGACTACAGTTAGTTGATGAATATGCTGAAGCATGGAGTTATTATTTGATCAAAGCCAGTGCAGACCTAGCAGCAGAGCAAGGCGCAATCTCGGGTGTAATGGAAACAAAGTATGGACATGGTATCACACCTAATCAAACATACAAAAAGGATGTAGACGAACTTGTAAAACATCAAGAGCGTATGGACTGGAAAGGATTGCGTAAGCAACTTAAAGATACAGGTATTCGCAACAGCACACTTATGGCACTTATGCCAAGTGAAACTAGCGCACAGATTGCCAACGCAACAAATGGCATTGAGCCTCCACGCAGTCTAATAAGCGTAAAACAAAGCAAGCACGGTGTACTAAAACAAGTAGTACCTGAGTTTAAGCGTCTTAAGAACAAGTACGATTTGCTATGGGATCAACGCAGCCCAGAAGGTTATTTGAAAATCATGGCAGTGTTGCAAAAATATATTGATCAAGGTATAAGTGTAAATACCAGTTATAATCCTGTATTTTTTGAAGACGAAAAGATTCCAATGAGTGTAATGCTACAGCACATGTTGATGTTTTATAAGTATGGTGGCAAACAGCTTTACTATTTTAATACACATGACGGCCAAGGCGAGCTTGATGTTAGCAAGTTAGTTGAAGAAAAAGAGTTAGATCCTGTTATCGAAGATGAAGCATGTGAAGCATGTATGATATAAGGTTGACAAACGGACTAGATCCGATTATTATATAGAAAAGGATACACACATGAGCGTTTTTGATACTGGCAATCGTGCCGACCACACAAAGGTATTAGCATTTCTTGATCCAACAGGAGGTCCTACTATCCAAAGATATGACACATTGAAGTACAAGAGCTTTGATGGATTAACTGATAAACAACTTGGATTCTTTTGGCGTCCTGAGGAAGTTGATATCTACAAAGACGCAAAGGATTTTAAAAGTTTAACTGATCACGAACAGCATATTTTTACTAGCAATCTAAAGCGTCAAATCCTACTAGACAGTGTGCAAGGTCGTGCTCCAGTAGAAGCATTTGGTCCTGTTGTATCACTGCCAGAACTAGAAAACTGGATTCAAACTTGGACGTTCTCTGAAACTATTCATTCACGTAGCTATACACATATTATCCGTAATGTTTACAGCAACCCAAGCAAAATCTTTGACGAATTATTAAACATTGAAGAGATTGTAGATTGTGCAGGAGACATTTCAAAATACTACGATGAACTAATCGAGATGTCTGCTTACTATAATCTGTTAGGTGCCGGTACACACACAGTAAATGGTAAGAAAGTTATTGTTGATCTGTACGAACTTAAAAAACGTATTTGGCTTACACTAATGAGCGTGAACATCCTTGAAGGTGTTCGCTTCTATGTTTCGTTTGCTTGCTCATGGGCATTTGCAGAACTAAAGAAAATGGAAGGCAATGCAAAGATTATTAAACTTATTGCTCGTGATGAAAATCTACACCTAGCAAGCACACAGATGTTGCTTAAGATCCTCAAGAAAGACGATCCTGACTATGCAAAGATTGCAGAGGAAACAGAAGCAGAGTGTATACAGATGTTTGTTGACGCAGTTGATCAAGAAAAATCATGGGCAGAATATTTGTTCAAAGATGGCTCAATGATTGGACTTAACACACAACTTCTATGTGACTATGTGGAGTGGATTGCAACTCGCAGAATGACAAATGTTGGATTAAAATCTCCATATAATGATGTTAAGAACAATCCGTTGCCTTGGACACAGAAATGGATCTCAGGTGCAGACGTTCAAGTGGCACCGCAAGAGACAGAAATCACATCATATGTATCAGGTGGTACCAAACAAGATGTGAGCACAGACACATTTAAAGGATTCTCACTATGATATATATTTGGGGTAAACCTGCATGTCCGTCATGCACAAAAGCAAAAGCACTATGCGAAAAGTATAGCTATCAGTTTGAATATAGAGAACTTGGCAAGGACTTTGAAAGAGAAGACGTTCTTGCAGAGTTTCCAGAAGCAAGAACATTTCCACAAATAGTTGTTAATGGTGTTAAAGTTGGCGGCTACGAACAGTTTTTAAAATATATAGAAGAAACAGGATACACAGGAACAGGATACACATTGTAATGTTAGTTGAATCACCATACAAAATAAATGATACAGTAACAGTTAAAACCACCGGAGGTGACGAAATTGTTGCACGGTTTAAAGAAGAAGATGTCGCCAGTATTACGTTAGAAAAACCTCTGGCGTTGATGGCAACTCAACAAGGTATGGGTCTAGCACCATTTGCATTTACCATTCCACAGGACGCTAAAATCAAACTAAATAAGAATGCAGTGTTGTTTGTGCATAAAACTGATAGCGAAATGGCAAAACAGTATGTGGCAAACACTACAGGAGTACATTTAGTTTAGGAGAATAAATGCCACTAGCAGCAAGAGAAAATGATTCATGTTCAACAGGACACTCGGGTGCTAGTTCAACTAACATTGATACTCCTATAAACAATAGCACAGTTTTTATTGAAGGAGAACTTGCTGCTCGACTAGATGATCCTACTGATAGTCATTCAACCGGTTCTGGTTCACACACAGCTACGATCACGAGTGCATCTAGTCACGTTTACATTAGAGGTAAGAGAGCAGCACGTTTAGGCGATAGCGTAGACAGTGGCACTATCACAGGTAGTGCATCTTATACCTATATCGGTTGACATCTTACAAAATTTATATTATTATACAGCATAGGCAATAAGAAAGGCAAACTATGAACAAGATTATTTTAACAGACTGTGACGGTGTTTTACTAAACTGGGAATATGCATTTTGTTGCTGGATGGAGCAACATGGTTACAAACAAATCCATCAGGGCAATCGTTATTATGACATTGGTGAACGTTTTGGTATTAGCAAAGAGGAAGCTAAAGCCAAAGTTAAAATCTTTAACGAAAGTGCTGCAATAGGTTTCTTACCTGCACTGCGTGATGCAATGTATTATGTAAAGCGGCTACACGAAGAACATGGTTATGTGTTCCATTGTATTACAAGTTTGAGTTTAGATCCTAGTGCATACAAATTGCGTAAAATGAATCTTGAAAAAATGTTTGGACCTACGGCTTTTACAAAACTTGTTTGCTTAGACACAGGCGCCGATAAAGATCAATATTTAGATGAGCACTATGCTGACGAGGAATATTATTGGATTGAAGACAAGATGGATAATGCTATTGCAGGACTTCAAGTTGGACTAAAGCCAATATTGATTGAACACGGTTTTAACATGTATGATAGTATTCCAGTAGGTATGAAAAAATGTGTTAACTGGAAAGAAATATACGAGCATATTGTAAATAATGGATGACGATATTCATGACAAGTTAAAATATATTTTTGCATTATATGTGCAGGAAAGTGAAAAGTTTGATAAAGATGGTATTAAAGTAAGTGCCGTCCGTGCCCGTCAGGCTTTAAACGATCTAAAACCTCTAATAACTCTAAGACGTAAACAAATACAAGATAAGAAAAACGATCTTTAATAAATACACTATAGAGGTTTTGACATGATAACATTAGATTTTAAAACAATACAACAGGTTGCAGGATGGATTAGTCAGGAATATCTTGTGGAACCAACCTATATAGACGACGACGAATTGCGTTATGAAAGATGCACTATAAAAAAGGCTAAACCAGGCATGTTTAAACAAATGACAGTTGCAGATCAATGGTGCGTTGAACGTAAAGGTCATACAGAAGATTTTATGCGCAAAGCCGAATTAGAAAGAGAGCTCGATGCCGGTGGCGGATTGTTGTACTTTATTATTCCAGAAGACAGACATTGGTAATGTTAGCGCAATAAATCAACTTACAAGTAAATAAGTTATGTTGCCAAATGATCTAAAAGAACAATACAGATTATTTTACATGGTTAAAGGCCACCTTAACGCCTCTCCTGAAACAGTATTAGATTGTGCTCCCGGTTATTTCAAACGGCTATGGGCAGATGGTTCCAATGGTGCCCCTCTTTACGACTACAGCGACCAGTTTGAACAAGCATGGAAAGACAGACAAAATGGTATCCCGTCAGATAGCAAATCTTAGCCAAGATGACCTACGCTTCCTAGAAGAACTAATAGGTAAAGAGTTTGCAAGTATTAACGAACGCAAACAACAATTCAAAACAAAAAATGGATGGTGCCCAGAAGATACAGTTAGTAAGAAACTTTTGCGTTTAATGAATGCAATAAGAAGTCAAAGGAAGTTAGCAGATATACCCAAATGGTAGCCTAGCCCATTTTTGTAAAAAATGTTGTTTTAAAATATAATAGTTTGAAATCACATGTGATTTTTTGTAGGGTGTTGGGGCAAACTGTATTAGATCAGTATTACCTTTGAACGGAAGTTTGTCGGTGAATCTGTTTGTAAATACTTCTTCGGACGCAAGTAATATATCTTTTTTATACACGCTACCATCTATATTAGCTATTTTTTTATTTAAGTTAATAAAATATCTACAAAGCTCATCAAACTCAGCTTTACGCCCAATAAAAGGTCTAGGCAGCTCTACTTCATGACGCTTATTATATGTATAGGTATGCCTAGCTGCAATCATTTCGCTACACACTTGGTTGAAAAGGTCATTCCTAAAAATTCTAATCAATATCCATTCTTTTGGATTTTCTGGCAACCAACTCTGTTTTCCATGGTGACTAAGAACTAATATTCTTTCGCCTAGCTCAGGTATCCTGTCGGTGTCATAAGGAGTATCACTTAGTATTTGTAGAGGTTGATAGTTTGTTTCAAAGTACCCCATGACCTTATGTTTTCCAGATCTAGGAGCAGATTTTATAAGATATTTCATTTTATATTTATAGGTTGACATATCTCCTAACTTCGTTTATAAATATACTGTTAGCGTTGAAGCAACGTGGACACATACTGGACCCGGGGGCGGTACCCGGCGACTCCACCATAAGCACATTACTTTGAACTAGAAGTGGTGTATACTACGAATAAACTAAGTTACCTTGTTTTACGAGGTTACGCAGAGGAAGATACTGCAAGTAATGTGCTTTTGATGGGGTCGAAATAGGATCGACAGGTGTGAAAGTGAAGTGGAGTTAACCGGGTAACAGCGTAATAGGTTAAACTTTATAACTGCAAACACAAACGCAGCGCCAGCAATGGCAATCGCAGCCTGATTTAGGTATGCGGGGTATTGGTTCCACCTAGCAACAGAACGGGCCTTTCCAACTAACAAGGGAGAAATATATGTTAGAAAAACTATTTGGGTTGTCCTCAGCAGGAACTACTGTAAGAACAGAAGTAATGGCTGGTTTAGCAACCTTTCTCACAATGGCATATATTACTGTAGTCAACCCTGCTATTTTATCTACTGAAGGTAGTGGAATGGCATTTGGTGCTGTTTTTACAGCAACCATTATTGCGGCAGTAATTGGCACATTGATTATGGGGCTCTGGGCTAACTGGCCAGTTGCTCTTGCACCAGGTATGGGACTCAATGCGTTCTTTACATTTGGTGTTATCTTTGGTATGGGATATACATACCAGCAAGCACTAGCGGCTGTTTTTGTAGCAGGTCTAGTGTTTATTGCGCTAAGTGTAACACCAGCACGTAAATATATCATTAATAGTATTCCACGAAGTATGAAACTTGGTGTCGGCGCAGGTATTGGCCTGTTTCTTGCTATTATTGGTTTGAAAAACGCTGGTATAGTTGTTGACAATCCTGCTACTCTGGTAGGACTTGGAGACGTTACAAGTTGGCCAGTGTTGCTTACAGGTTTAGGCTTTGCTATTATGGCAATCTTAGACAAGCGTAAGGTGCCAGGCGCAGTGATTATTGGCATCCTAGCAGTCAGTGTGATTGCTTGGGTAACTGGTATTGCTCAACTTGGCGGAGTAGCAGGTGCTATTCCAAGTCCGGAACACGCCTTCCAAATGGACTTCAGCGCACTGCTCACAGCAGGATTCATTGGCGTGGCTTTTGCCTTTTTGTTTGTTGACTTTTTTGATACAGCAGGCACATTGACCAGTGTTGCCAACTTGACAGGTAAGGTCAATGACGATGGCGAAGTAGAGCAAATTGATCGTGCATTACTAGCAGACTCTGTTGCTACAACAGCAGGTGCTCTAGTTGGAACATCAAACACTACTTCATATATTGAAAGTGGAGCAGGTATTAAAGAAGGTGGTAAGACAGGACTCACAGCAGTGGTTGTTGCTATCTTGTTTGGTGCTTGTTTATTCTTGGCGCCACTAGCACAAAGCATTCCTGCTTATGCTACAGCACCAGCACTTATCTTTATTGCTACATATTTCCTACGCAACATCGCAGACATTGACTGGGATGATGTAACTGAATATGCTCCAGCAGTATTGGCAGCAGTGTTGATGCCACTTACATTTAGTATCGCACACGGTATCGCAATTGGCTTTGTAGCCTATGCTGTAATTAAAGCAGCAAGCGGACGTATGGAAGATCTAAATGGCGGTAGCCTTGCTATCGCAGCAATCAGCGTAATTTATTTTATTGCTGTATAATTATAATGGCCGGCTTTGAGAAATCAGAGTCGGCTGTTCTTTTATTGCTACAATTTTACACACCCAAGTAAGGTTGACTTTACACGGTCAACCTGCTATATATTATTACACACAGGAGACACAAATGCTAAAATATTTTCTAAAACTATTCACTACCGAAACACTGCCAAACGGTGTATTGCACAGAGCCCATACTACCAAGTATGAGGATCTATGTCAATGAGTGATGATGTAAGAGCAGCAGCTCAAAAACAAGCAGAAGAAGCAATGGACGGATTTATCCTGTGGAGCAAACGTGCTACACTATGGAGCGCATTCTTTTTATGTTTTGTTGTATTTGCTTGTAACTCAGGCGTAGACGGCAGTGGCAGTGGTTATAACGGAGAACAATATTCTCCTTCAAATCTCAATGTAAAGGATAAAAAAAATGAAACTTAGACTAGCAGCAATAGGTGCATTACTTGCACTAGCATTTGCACTACCAACAGGAGTGTTGGCAGCGGATATTTCAATCGATATGTTGAACAAACGTGACGACGGTGCTAAGATGGTGTATTCAGAGGACATTGCAACTATTGACGTAGGCGATACTATTACTTGGCTACCAACTAATAAAGGACACAATGTAGAATTTATTGCAGGTCCAGACGGTTGGGAAGTGCCAAAGAAATCTAAA